AATCTTTCAATTCTACTGTTTTTCCCTCTGTCCACTTTAAGTCTGTTGTTGCTAAGAACCCACCAGAAAAAACCCCTCTGGATTTGATTTGCTTTTCTTTCGCATCTAAAAATGCTTGAGCCAAGTCTTCCGATGCTTGTAGTATTCCTCTGGGATTATTTTCAAGAGAATAATATAAAGTGGGTTTATCCCTTGCATCTTCGGGAACTAACTTAAACGATAAAGTCAATGCCTTTCCTATTTGCTTTGAAAATACTGGATTTCTAGTGAGGCTATTCTCTCTATTTGATAATTCTTCTACTAGTTGTGGTTTTGTCATGGTTCTTTGTCCAACTCCCATTAAACCGTCGCCTTCAAGAGATTCATTATATAAATTAAGAAGTTGTTCTTTTTTCATTTTACCATAGAGTTCTTTAGAGTTTTCTATGCCCTTAAGCCGTTCCTTTGCGTATTTGTTATATTCTACTGCAAAACTCATAGTTTTTTTAGTTGTGTCTTTTTTCTTTATTTTAACCTCTAAAACATAAGGCGGCTTATCTGCCTTAACTGTAAGTGGGTTTTCTCTTAAGAATCGTTCTAAAGCAAATTCGGGTAGATTTTCCATATCCCTGCCAAATTTAAACATAGAATATCCTTTCATTCTTTGATAGTCATTTGAACCAGTATATACTTCATAAAGAGTGGTTTCTCTGGCGTAGTTATCCAAGGCAACACGCAACGCTTCTCTTGCCTTTTCATTTCCGCCACCCCTCAAGTATTGCGACCAAGCGTAATTATCGCTCTTGTAGAAATCGTAAGAAATTTCTTTATCATTGATAATTTCTTGAACAATCTCGGCAAGAACTCGCTTAAAATCTTCGCCTTCTTCCTGTTCTAAATCATCAAATAAAGTATCAAGAGTATCATACATTTGAGGACTCAAAGTATTGTGTTCCTTTGAATCCGCAAGAATGTACCTTTCAATGCTTTGTTTAACAACATCTCTATCTCTGGGCATAATTTGGCTTCCGCCCCCAATCCAAGAAATGCCATATTCCATGTTAAACGCCTCACATTAACCATTTAGCCCAAGCCGCACCTTTTTGGATTGCCGCACCTAAATGAAGCCCACTTGATGGCGGCTCATATGACATTTGCCCTTGAGCATCAACCCAATAAGGCCTTCCGTAGCCATCTGTTCCAGTTGGAGGAATAGGGTAGCCGGAACCATTGTTCACGGCTCCCTGCATCTGTTGGTATTGTTGAGTATTTCCCGTTAGCCCTGCCACAGCCATACCTGCGGAGGGTTGTTGTGGTTGTCCCCCACCAAAGCCTTGAGATTCAAGGTATTGCTGTTTTGCCATTTTTCTTTGCATGATGACTTCGGTATTGATTGCCGCCCCAAGAATTTTTTGAATGTCTAAATCAATATTTTCTTGTGTGATTTTTTGGTACTCCATAAGAGTATCTGGATTAACCGTCATATTACCGCCATTATTTGTAAAAGACAATTTGCCCAACATATCCGAGACTGTTCTTTGAACGACATCTTCCATCAATTGTTCTAGTGCGGCCAAAAACATTTCGCCATGGTATTGGAAAAATTCTTCTACATGGTTATCCTGCAAAGAAAGTAAATTATTTACATTCTTAAACTGCTGGTCGTTCTGTGCTTGAACTGCTCCTAAAACAGTTCCATTACTTGTTCCTAAAAATCCCATATTTATTCCTCCTTTTCAAGTTGTTCTGGTGCTTTAACTCCGTTTTGAATCATCAAGTAGTTTAATCTATCCGTCAAAATATTAATTTGCCCGACCAACTCTATGGCCTCATTCGTGGCCGACCTGTTATCTTGTAGAGTGGGTGGTTTAATAAAATAACCTGCCGCCGTGAGTGAGGCCACTTCGGTTTTGCTTAGGTGAGTAGTGGGTTTTCCCGAAAGGGCTTTCGGCATCCTTGGCTTGAATGCCTTGAAGTCTAAGCCATGTTTCTCAGCAAGAATTTGTTGCTCAAGCATTTCTAATTGTTTAAACATTGATGCGTGTTTAGGGCAGTATGTTCCTCTAAGGGGTCGTCCCTTCTTCACTTTTTCTAAGGGAATAGGCGGTCTTAAATGGTCGCCCGATTCCCAAATATGGTGCATTCCGCAGACTACGCAACGGTCTTTGAGATTAAATTTCTTTCCGAACTTGAAGAAAAGAAAGGACTTTGGTTCAGGAGAAAGAACTTTAATTAATTCTTTTTCTTTCTTCTTTGGTTTAATATTCATAAACTGGTATTCTATTACATTACCTGCCGTTCTTGCCTGTTCAATTGGATTCAACATTGGGTTGAATGCCGTTGGTGCGTTTTGTCCTATAATTTGTTGTTGATACATTTAATCACTCCCTATATTTCCATGCTCTAAGTCTTCCCTTTCTATTTACAATCTTAATTTTTAATTTTCTCAAAAGAGGTTTAATTACAGAAAGCGCTTCTGTTGAAGTTATCCCTCTTTTCCGCATTAACTTAATTTGGCTTAAAACCAACTCCTTTTCTCTTGGGTGTTTTTCTAACAAACCTGCTGACTCAATAAGGTTTTGAATAGCAACAATTTCTTGTACTTCTTCTATGGGGTTTATATCGTCCCAATTTGCTCTCTTTTTACGGCGGGGAAAGACATGAATTCTCATATCAATCTCAATTAACATAGCGACTATTGATTGAAAGGCTCTTTTAGTGGAAAGGGTCTTTTTTTCTTCTAACTCTAATATTTGGGAAATAATGTCTGCAATTACTGGGTGTTTTTTCTCTACTTCATTCAAGCGTTTGCGAATATTGTCTAACATTTGTTCTTCCGTTCTAGCATGATAAATTTCCCTAGAAAATTCAATTTCTTTACCGTCTCGCACAATGCGTTCCTTCAAGATATTTTTCCACATAATAATCAGTAATCCTTTATCATCGTGGTAATTCCTCTATAAACCATTTCGGGTTCCGACTTTGCTGATACAATATATTTAAAACAAGGTATTCCTTTGTCGTTAAGTTTTCTCATTCCGTATGCAAACGGTTCAAATATTTCATGTTTGTCTATCTGTTGCCCTTCTGCTAGTGGATATTTCTTTCCCCATATATCATATTTATTTGCCCAAATACCTACTGCCATTGGAAAATCAGAGTCTTTTTTCTTTTTGCCATTTGACCATGTGTTTGAAATGATTGTATCTATTAAAAATTTCCATGCTAATTGGTGGTCTAAATTTGAAGTGCTATCTAAATGCCTATGGTCAATCATAAATATAACATATTTGACTCGGCGTTCTTTCATATCCTTTTCCCATTCTTTCCAGTAAATTGCTTCTCCTCCAATATCTGCGCTTCTTACTGTGTGTGAGTTTCCATCAATTTTAATATTCTTTCTTGATGCTCTATGTTTGCCAACTGTTCTTTGATTAATCTGTGGCACTTCTCCTCTTGTTCTTAATTGATGACTGAGTGTTGTTTTTCCAACCATTGTTGCACCATAAACTCCGAAGTTAATCGCATGAATTTTTTTGTAGAATCCTATAATTGCTTCACCAACTAAAATAGCAAAGCCCGTCATTAGGGACATTTTTAACCACGCCTTGTTAAATCTCTAGTTGGCGGCCTTAATACTGAACCTCCGCTCACATCTCTATACATATTAATGGGTGGCAAAACAAAATCCACAATCCCCTTTCTTTTCATTCTCTTCCAAAATGATACTGCTCTATGAACAGGTTGCCCATATATTTTCAAATCCTCTATTTCTTTCAAATCATTGACCATTTCTCTAAGGTATTCTTCTCCTTTGCCTTGATTCATTAATTTTTTATTTACGGAAAATGCGTCAATGTGCCAAAGTGGGCCTTTTTTAGATTTGGAAACTTTTCTAAATGTCCCTCTAGCCATTTTATCTTCGGATTCCCATGCTCTTAAACCTTCAAATTTTGAGTCTGTGATTCTACTTCCCACATCATCTAAAATCTCAAATTCCTCTCCCGAATCTAAAAATTTACTTCTATATTTTTTGGGCTTATCTTGAAAGAAAACCTCATTCCTAGTCCTTACAGGAGCCTTCAATATTTTTTTCCACATATCAATGCCCCCACCCGTTTAACAAAGTGTCAAACAGGAAACCCATGATGTTTATATCAAAAACACCAAGAATGTTTCCAATAAGGAAACCCGAAAGACAGGCACAAAAGCCCCAAAAAACGGCTCTCATTTTCAAAAAGAAAATGTCAGCAGAGTGCGCTCTTTGAGCATTGTAAGCGTAATCCGAATCGGAAAAGCCCATCAAATCTCCAAAGACCACTTAACCACCTCATTGTAGTGTGGCTAAGAATTCCGTCCCAAGAGTATTTTCTTCCTGTTCAACAGGTTGAGAGTAGGCAAATGGAACTGAAAACTGTTTTGCACTTTCTCGCATTTTTTGTTTTTGTTGCTCGTCTCTAGCCTTTCTTTCCCAGTATGCCGCAATCTTTCTATCAAGAAGCCACATCTCAATTTTATCATTTAAGGATAAGTCAAAGAGGGCTTTAACAACCATGATTGCTCCTATTGTTCCAAGGCCAAATAATATTGAGTGGGCTAAAGGCCCATAAGGAAACCCTAGACCAATCATAGCATAAGCATATACATTTGCTCCACTCAATGCCCCGACAAAAAGAATTGTCATAACTAAGCGAGTGTCTTGATTAAGAGCCGCCATTATATCACCTCAACTAAATTCAACGGAAACTGCCGCACCTTCTCCCGTTCCAGAAGAAATGCTCAAATAAAGACCATTTACAGCCAATACGCCATGCATATCATACTCCATCATTTCCGGCCCTGTTCTTGCGGCAGGGTCGGCAGGGTCGGTTTGAGCAACAATCATCCTTGCTAACTCTGTTCCGCTTGCGGCAGAAGCATTATCAAAGACCTTAATTGTTGTCGGCTTCGTTCCTGTAAGGACGGCATGAATTGAAATCAGTCTAACTTGGCCCGCAAAAATAGCGGCATTGGCTGTCTTGACTCCACTTGAACGGCATTGTGGCATACGCATAACCTCTCTTCATTCCCCACTTGCGGGGGCTATATTTAGGCTTTCCGCCTACTCCTTTAGCGCAGAAGAAGCCTTTTTGGTAGTCTTCTTCTTAAGAGTCTTCTTTGCTTTAGGGAGTAATAGGCCACAAAGCGCAGAAGCATCGGAAAGGTCTTCTTCAAGTTGCTTTCGCAAAATTACTAACTGTTTTTCAGTAGTTTCTGCTAAGGCTTCTCTATCGGACTCAACGAAAGTGAACATAAGGTTTCTATCGCCAATTTTAGCAATAGCCCATTCTGTTCCCACTTCTAACTCTGCATTTGTTCGGAGCAAACCAAAAGGTGTTTCTAATCTCCCCACATTTGATTGGGAAGAAAATTTGACTAGAGCCAAATTAACACCTCAAAGGTTTCCATAAACACGAACACGAACACTTCCGCCGTTAGCATCGTTAGAAAGCGTTGTTCCACTAGCCATTGTTGTATGCATAAAAGCAACCGAAGTCGCTGATTCATAAGCACCAGTAGCACTGCATTCTACTTTGATAGCGATGTCATTCGTGCTGTTGTTAGGATTGTCGTCTCCTGTAATCATAACCGCAGTAATGGTGTTAAGACCAAAATCGGAGGCAGGAATCACTGAACCAGCCGCAACGACTTGGCTAATATCAATAACTGCATCCACGAAATATTCGTCTCCCGAAACTCTAGGTGTTGTCATACCTTTATGGTCTGCTAAGACCGTAATTGCTTTGATAAGTGCCAACTAAAACACCTCACTTAAGGTTGGTAATTTTGCCTTGACCCTTGAAGTACGAACAGCCCATTTCAGCAATTGTTCGGTACAATGCTCGGTTGCCGAGTTGTCCGACGCCGAATGGGTTTCCGTTGCTAATACCATCTTCAAAGTATTGAGTTGGTTTCATAACAGCCATCCAAAGGTGGTCAGTGTCCAATAAGAGCATATCCGAAATGGTTCCCGAATCAGCCGAAGTGCTTTGCATTTGAGCAACTGGAATCAAAGGAATGTCGTAGTAGGTTGCCACACGGAAACCAACTTCTGCACCCTTAACACCACGAACACCGTTCACGGTTGGCACAATTTCCTTTCTGTCCATAAATCGCTCTTGGCTCTGCAAGAGGTCGGAAAGCGTTTGAAGGGTGTCATATCCAGTAAGAATAACCTTTGGAGAGCCACCGTTCTGTCGCAATTCACGAAGCGTTGCGTTGAGAATGCTCAAAGTAAATGGCCGAGAACCACCCGAAGCATAACTGCTTGCACCATTAACGACACAATCAAGGAAAGAAGCACTATCACGGTTGGTTCCGTAAATGTGGTATGCTTCCGAAATGTCGTTGGTAATTGAAGAAACAGGGAAGTTATCTGCGTCCATTTGGTCTAACTCAGCGTTAGACGAAACAATCTTGTAAAGCGAAGTATAGTTTCTCTCAATCTCTGCGGCGGCGTTGGTCTTATCTGCTTGAAGGTATGCTTCAAGAGGAGCCATCAACATGAGGTTTTGGGATTCAGCGTGATGCTTACCCATATCTTCACGCATTTGCGCTCTAATATCACCGATACCATCATCAATTTGAGCCATTTCCATAGCCAATTCGCTGAAATCAAACTGATGAGCAACGATTTTTGGACTCATGAAAAGAGTGCTGTATTCGGGAGCAATAGCGATTAAACCATCACCGGAAGTTGAAAGAGAAGCATTCTCTGGCACACCACCGATATGGTCAAGGCGTGGAGCATCAGTTCCAGCCAAATCCGTTCCAGTTTGGGTAAAGGAATGGGTGTTGCCCGTTCCACCAGCAGGACGCTTTGAAAGAACTCTCCAACCGCTTGAAGAATAAGGACGCTTTGACATAACAGAAAGAGCGTTCACTTCACGGTTTAGCATTGACCAAACCTTCTGTCCGAAAAGAACATTGTAAAGGTTTCCAGCAATACCAGTAGTTGGGGAGGTTTGAGTAGCGGCATCATGGCCACCGTGGAGTCCACTAACGGCTCCGGCGGTCTTCAAGAGCATATTGTTTGCTCCGTTGAAGTTAAGTCCATAAGTTTGTGCTTCTAAATCTGCAATAGTGTTAATGTATCCTACCATGTTATCACCTCAAAGGTTTCCTCCAAAAGCCATTTTATGAATCGTGTTCCAATCCATTTCGGCTAGTTCATCCATTGATGGGAGTGTAATTGCGGCTTCTTCTTGAGCCTTGATGATTTGGGCCTTTTCGGAAGTCAAAGACTTGCGAAGTGCGGTAAATTCATCCTTAAGAGATGCAATCTCGGAAGCGGCATCGTATTGGGACTTTGCGAGGATGTTCTCACGGGTTCCCTTTTCAGCCTCAAAGCGATGTGCAAATTGCTTTTGGAGGTTGTCATAAGCCAACTTCTCAAGTTGTTCTTGA